GTTTGTTTTTGTTTCCAGTTTTCTGCACTCTGGAGTCCTCGGCTGTCGCCTCAACGGACGTTTGCGCTACGGGTAGCCCCTTGATTCAGAGGCACGTTCGCTTGCGCGTACTACGTTGATCACGACACCTCGACATAGCGTGTGGTGTAATCAGCCACGTGCGGATGAAATCTAACGCACTCACTGACCACTGACCAGTCGCCCCGCATCAGCCGCTCCTCAGCAGCTATCTGAGCTTCGGGGCTCACGCCGTACAGGCGGGCAAACAACTCACGAGCCTCTTGGGAGATGTGAATCTCTGGCGGGTGAAAGTCGGCCGGCACCTGTCGGTACGCGCCATCTATGAAACGTGGCCGCGTGCCTTTCGTCTTATCGTAGACGTAACGTGCGGCACAGGAAACCAAGGGGCATCCTGGCGTCTCGTACAAGGCTGAGAGTGATTTGGCCAGTGCCAGCTGCCTCTTAACAAGGAGCCCACCTGCCATGAACCGGTCGGACCACCCAAATGTCTGAAAAAACTTGGATGGATCGCGGATGATAGAATCTCCGGCCAGTATCATACCACAAAAACTCGCGGTGGCGGGATCATCATGGGTCTCGAACTTGACCTCAAATCCCAACTCTTCCATGAACTCTGCGGTTGGCGGGGCACCCTGGACGGCAAAAATGCCATCGTCGCCCTCTACAAACCCACCACAGAAACGAGTGTTATTAGCCTCGCACGCATAAAGAAAGCTAAGCAGATTAACTAAGCCGTTCATGAGGGAAGTCCACATATCGCCAGAACAGCGAATGTACTGTATCAACACAGTGAGGTCAACCGCATTCAAATAGCATCGGTTCACCCCAGACTCGGTCTTCTCAAACAACTCCGCCAATCGCGGAAAACGGCTCAGGAGCCACCGCGCAACTTCAAACTCAATCAGCTCCATAACCCACTTACTCATGTGGGCTTCAAAAGCTGTATGGTCCGATGCTACGTAGCTGCATCCTGCTTGCTTGAGCTTGCGCAAAAGCTCAGGCCTCTCGGGTAGTGGAACGTGCTTTATGAATTCACGTTGACTGTAAACCTCACGCTCGAGAGTTTTTATTATCGGTCCGAACACGACCTTGGCCAAGTCGCACCTTGCATTTATATGCCTAGCGTGCTTATACTGGGGGTATGATTCGCATTTGATATGGGATTTCACAGATGCTAGCTTCGTAGCCTTAGCAATGCCACGAACCCACCTGTCATGAACTTCACGGAGTTGATCCTTCCGGTGTTCATTGTACGACGTGCTCTCAAGCCATTCGTCGAAGCCCATTATATCAGCGACAGGCACAAGATGACTCCTGCACCAGTTCCGCACGCACTTGCGCATGTCCTCACGGTGGCACTTAGCTACCTTAGGCACAATACGCGCGTAACGCTTCTTAACCCCTTCAATGGCTGTATCAAGATCATTTCGATCCGGTGACACCGGTGCGACGTAGGGAACGTCAGGGACGTCGGGCAGGTTGGCAAAATTCACCGACCTTGACTTTTGGCTTCGACCGCCCTTCTCAATGGTCCCGCGATGGTCTTTAGTTCGAGGTAAGTCCACCTCTGACACGCGGTATCCCAAGGCTATTTTGGTCGAAGCCCCGAACGTGGGTATTAGCACCGGACCTGCTGGTGTGCGTCCCACTGGCGCACACCAGCTTGTTGAAAACGCCCCTTCAGGTAGTTTTCAAGGTAACAAATGGTATCGGATTTGTAGCGGGCGTAGTCCTCATCGGGAATATTTAACTCGGCCATGCGTAAGAACTTCTGATGGACGTTCTTTAGAAACAGATGAACATCCGCCTTATGGCCGAATTCCGAGAGTGCGACTGAGACCCAATGGTCGATGACATATAAGTGGCGAGTTCGATACCACTCAAACCACTCATAGTGATGGGCCCTAACAGGACGCTTGCACATGTTAACATGTGCATTTGTCCTTATGCGGCAGTCCTCCTCTGCTTGTAGATCGATGTAGTGAACATCAGCTAGGAGAGGGCTCAACGCTATGAACAGGGCAAGCTGGACAAGAACTATCAATTGGACCTTCCAAACAATTCTAGTATCCAGCAGGTCTATTATCATGCCGATTTTCTTCGCGCCACAGACCACAGAATCCCAATTGAACTCGGGCACTTCCATGATCAACGCGCTAACGTCTTCGTCCGTGTAGCTGCCAAAGACAATGTCCCACAAATCATGGGCACTGCTGGCGGCACGCAACATCCGAATCTCGTCAGCAACCCAACTCCACACCCAGATCGGCATGGTGATGGTGTTCCATGCAAACATCGCTGTCGCGTAGAATGCATGAGCTGTGTCACGAACCCATAAAGAGCGGGTCGTGTTCTTGCGCGTGAGGTACTGGTTCCAGGTTTCTTTCCCGCGAAGCTTATTAGCAGCTAATCGCTGCCACTTGCGGACCTTCCAGTACGTCAATCGGTCATGTTTGTAGAGGCGCTGCATCAGTAAGTCTACTCGATATGCAGCGGTTGTCTCGACCTTACGCCGCGTCAACAACAACCACGAAGATGACTCACCAGAAGACACACCGATGAAGGCGGCGGTTGAGTTCAGCATCGCGGGCAAGTTGTCGCTTGCGTTCAGAGGTGGAAGAGCCAGCCTCGCAGCGCACACGCATGCCAATCCCATGATGAGGGCCAAAACCCCAAGATGGCGGCAAAACTGCGCCCGTGCAAACTGCGAGCCACTGAGCCACATTCCCTTGATCGGGACTGGCTCAGGCTCAGGGACCTCAGTGGGAAGCACCGTTTGCGGTGCTGGACAGGGGGGGCGGACGATGGGCGAACTCAATTCGACCTGAAGACTCGGGGTTGAGCAGCAAGAGCTAATCGGACTCGCGACGGGCTGTTCCGGGTGGGCGATTGATTCAGCGCCGCGTTCGTTTACAACCTTCGTGGAAGTCGATGCTCCAGGGTCAGACTGCCTGAGCTTGGCCTTAGTCGGCATGTAATACGCCGACAAGAGGACGTCCTTATTCTCCGTCGCTGCGAGCAATTTGTGGAGCTCGTAGCAGCACGCCCAGACCTCACCACTCGCGAACGAGTAGGTCTTGGCCAGGCCTGGGCAGAGGGTGGGCTCGTGCTTCGCATGGTGAAGGCACTCCTGACGGAGCGCCCACGCGCAGAACACGTTCTTGCATCTCCTCTCCCCGTGAGTGCCTTTTTCGAGCATTTCCTGGCAAAAGGGACCAGGATTCGGCTCGACCCCCTGGGCCACCAGTTCGGCACGGGTCTTTGCATCGCGCTGAGCCTGACGGTTCCTGCGCTGACGCTCGGCGCGCCGGGTTGCGAAGGTGAGTGCCTTCTTGAGCCTGGTGACTTCTGCACGACACTGCTGCGCATTTGGGCCAGGGTTGGGCTCAATCCCTGCTTTCAGCAGAGAGAGCCGCACCTGCCAAGAGGTACGGTGCGCAGTGACGACCTTACGGGAGCCGGGATTAATGAAGGCAGCTGCCATAAAGACAAACTCTTGAACCTCCTCCCTCTCCTCAGCCGTCATCAAACATAAGCGGCTCTCGAACTCCTCCGCGAAGACCATGCCGTTTGCAGGTCCTGGGAAGCAGCAGAGCAGCTTGTCGTGCGGGCGGCCGTTCGCTTGAACGCGAATGGCCACCACAAAACGGTGCCCGTCAGCAGACTTGGATGTCACAGTCACAAATCGCCTCGGGCGCGCGTTGCGAGGGTTCCGGAAGTGGTATTCACGGGTGGCCCTCCTCACTCCTTCCATCATTGTTGCGTCACTCATGGTTATATCGGGGTTCGTATTCGATGGTTGTGCCATGTTGCGTGAGCGGGTGGGGGGTGGTCCAGCCAGTAACAGGCTGGGGTCTCTTCCCACGCTTGACGTGGGTGCCAGGCGGCGTAACCGCCATGTGCCAGTGAGTAGTCATCAAGTGAACATACCAGGGACGATGGATAGTGCCCGGGGGGCACGCCCGAAGGCGTGCCCCCCTACCTTCCAAAACCGTGAACCACACGTTAATGTGGATGGCGTTCTTCTTGATGAAACCCTAGATCATCCTTATAGTGCAAATTTGAACGTTGGCCGCAAACATAGGATTTCTCCTACTGCAGTGACTGCGCACAGTCCAAGTCCGCAAGCGGACTCCCGAGCAGCAACCATTCATCGATGCACAAGCCACAGGCACAGCCTCCTGGCGGGGGCTGCGGTGGGACGGCTTTGTGGTGGTTTCGCGCGTGCCTAAGGGTACCAACCTCCTGCCATCAGCAGTACCGGCGTATCTCGCACTAACCACAACTTAGTCCCACAGTCGTCACCAAAATCACCCACATCTAGGGTAAGGAAAGTATGAC